CTTCTTCATTGGCATTAGCCCTCTAAGGAGGATACCTTTTGCCGTCATGACGGTGGGAACAGACCACAACAATGCGCAACAAAATTCTGTACAGTAACGTATATATTATTTTAACTACTAATGGCTCAACAGTCAACCCAACACACTGCTTCGCTGACCCGTCCAGGTCAGAAGAATGCGACAGGTGATGCTAGAGAGTTGTACCTCAAGCTGTTTAGTGGAGAAATGTTTAAAGGCTTCCAGCATAACGCCATTGCTCGTGACCTTGTGACGAAGAGAACTCTTAAAAATGGTAGGAGTTTACAGTTCATCTACACAGGACACACCAAAGCCGAATTCCATACTCCAGGAAACAGCATACTAGGTAACGACGACGGTGCACCACCAGTATCAGAGAAGACAATCACAGTTGATGACCTTCTCATATCAAGTGCTTTCGTTTATGAATTAGATGAAACACTTGCGCACTATGAGTTACGTGGTGAGATCTCTAAGAAGATCGGCTACGCTCTAGCTCAAAAATATGACAGACTTATCTTCCGTGCGATTACACGTGGAGCTAGGGCTGCCTCACCAATTACGAAGGCTAACTTCGTAGAACCAGGCGGAACACAAATCCGTGTTGGTACAAACGCACAGGCATCTGATGCTGTCGATCCTGACTCTCTGGTAAATGCTTTCTATGATGCAGCTGCTGCATTAGATGAGAAAGGTGTAAGCCAAGAAGGTCGTGTAGGTGTGCTTAACCCACGTCAGTGGTATGCACTTTACAAAGGATTAGACGGTGCAGGAATCGGTGCTTACCTAATCAACCGTGATGAACAGGGTAATGCCTTACAGAAGGGCACTGGCATCATGGAGATTGCTGGTATTAAGATCTACAAGTCTATGAACGTACCTTTCTTCGGAGAGTACGGTACTAAACTTGGCGGTACAGCCAGTGCAACTGATCCAGGAATCACAGATCCTGGAAACAAAGGTTCATTCGTACAACAATCCATTGAAGATGCACGTAACTCAGTTACAGGTATTAACAATGAGTACGGTAACCAAGGAAACTTCAGCAAGTCTTGTGGACTTATCTTCCAGAGAGAAGGCGCAGGTGTTGTTGAAGCTATCGGACCTCAAGTACAGATCACATCTGGGGATGTATCAGTCATCTATCAAGGTGATGTTATTCTCGGACGTCTCGCAATGGGAGCCGATTATCTTAATCCTGCAGCTTGTGTCGAGCTATTTGCTGGCGCAGCTACTGGTGAAGGAGCATTCTAACTCTTATATTATGGGGTACTTCGGTACCCCTTTTTTATTCTTATGGCAGTCGTATCTTATGGAGTGTCCACCGAACTGGATGCTGTAAATTCTATATTGATGAGTGTTGGAGAGTCTTCTGTTAATACACTTACGGTTCAAAGCCCAGAAGTGACTATCGCTCAGTCAACTCTTCGGCAGGTCTGCCGTGAAGTGCAAGCAGAAGGTTGGAAATTCAACACAGAAAATGAATACCCTATAACTCTTGATTCAAATAACCATTGTCTAATACCTAACAATGTATTACAAATAGATCTTAATCATTTCAAACATCTTAATGACTTTGATGTTGTAAAGAGAAATGATAGCGGTACAATGAAGTTATATGATCTACTAGAACATAGGTATAATTTTGAAAACACAAGTGAAGGAAAATTATATGTAGATATAATATGGATGATAGACTTTGAAGATATACCACAGGTATTCAAAGATTATATCACACAAAGAGCTTCGAGAATCGCTGCAAACCGCATGGTAAATGACCCAACTCTTGCTGAATCAATGGCTACAGATGAAGCACTTGCTAGGTCTTTAGCTTTAGAATATGATACTAACCAAGGTGATTATAATATCTTTAATGACCAACAAGGTAGTACAAATCCAGCTAGTGTTTACCGACCATATCAAGTTCTTAAAAGAAGATAATGCCAGCAATTAATCAACGAATTCCAAACTTTATTGGAGGGGTATCACAACAGCCAGACCTGCTGAAATACCCGGGTCAGGTAAGAATATGTGATAATGCAGTACCTGATGTTACATTTGGATTAACGAAACGCCCTCCCGGAGAATTTGTGAAGGCGTTGACAAATGCTAACGATGATGGATATTGGTATAATATAATAAGAGATGGTGATGAAAAATATTTAGTACAGATAACATCACACGCTGACTGGACGGCTAATACTACTTATGCAATAGGTGATACTGTACAAAACGATAATGGAAAAGTATATGTCTGTGACCAAGCTGGTGCTTCAGCAGGTTCAGGTGGACCTACAGGTACTGGAGCGAATATAACAGATAATGCTGCTAGATGGGATTATGATGCAACTTTATCTAAGTGGATCAGAATCTGGAATCTATTAACTGGTGTTGAACAAACTCTAAGTAATAGTGCAGGTGATACTTTATTTAAATATTTAAGTGGTGCTACAGCACCTTATGCTGTACAAACAATACAAGACTATACAATAATAGCTAACCCACAACAAGTTGTAGGTACTACTGGTACTACTCATTCACCTATAAACAATGCTGATTATGCATTTGCACGTTTAGATACAATTGCATATAACACTGAGTATATCATGTATACTGGTGCTACAGCACCTAGTACAAATACTTACTATAGGTGTACAGGTTTAGAAGTAGAGAAAGCTGGGACAGATGGTAACACATGGGATGA